CATCGCTAATTATCATTGGATCTTCTTTTTCTCCAATGATTAACATTGCGGCAATGTTGAGTAAAATATCCTTATGTATCACATCACCTTTTCGCATTTCAATAAGGCTTACACACGCAGCAATCTGTGCGCTGTTCTTTGGGTCTTTAAGTCCTCCATGAATAGCAGATTTCATTATTGTGGTAATCTTTTCTAACTCTTCACCGCTTAGTCCAGAATTTAATCTTTCAAGTAAATACTGAACCTTTGCAAATCTATTTAAAGGCTGTGCTAAGTCAGAAGGGAATGTGTAAAACATTTCACCGTTACTTGCAGTAAACAAATATTTCAATTTGCCTTTATATTCTTTTTGCGCTTTATTGGCGCGGAAATTTCTTAATAGTTTTAACATAATTTTGGTTTGGTTTGCTTGGTATATGTCACCATTTACCCAACGGGCATTTTTCTGATTTAACTCTTGTCTTTGCCGCCAACATACAGCCGCATTCTTTGCAGAATCCTGCTTTAGCCTTTGGGCATTCACCGCAAATTTTTAATCTTGCGTCCTTCATAGCAATCGTATCTTTGTTGTTTGTTGCCATTAGATAAAATCCTTTTGGTATGTTAAGTAGGCTCATATCACTCCAAATGTTACCTCAACACAATCGTACAGAACTCCATCAATTGTTACTGGCACTTGCTCAGGATAACCATCAGTGTAAATGTAAAATATAAATCTAAAAGGTGTGCGCTTCGAAAAGTATTGCGGCGTTTCTGGCGCATACATTAATTCACCCGTCACATCAGAAGTTAACAAGAATTGGTCAATCCTTCCGCTTGCTTGGTTTAACTGTTGAAATGTTACTTGCGTGTTAATTTCTTCAATCGTTCCGAAAATCAAAACATTATCCTCGCTTATACAGGAATCAGCAACTTTAATTCTGTAACATTCTGTTGGGCAACAACTCATTGAATATATTTTTTTAAAAATGTATTGCAAAAGTAACGAAAGCAATCTAAGAAATCGGCTCTTTGCTCAATTATTTTTCTATTACTCTTTATAATTTCTCCATCAGGACCACAAGCAACCTTTAAACAATCTGTTATAAACCCCTTGCATGTTGGGCTTATTAGTACATTTAACTTGCGAAGTATTTGATTGCAATCTGCGCGAGAGTTTGAATGTTTCGGATTTGCTTTTACCTCAAATTGTGTTTTACTTAGTCCCAGTTCGCGCATAATCTGAATGTAAAGAGATGCATTATCGCGCTGGCTAATTTCACCCCTATTACCCATCGCATCACCTGTTATTCTTAACTTTGCTTTAGTAATTCCTTCGCGCTCCAATATCTTTCTAATTGTTTCGCACATCTTACCAATGTTTCCATTTTCAATACTTACTTCTTCTAATATCCAAGCATTTCTTACGTGTTCTTGCGCTAATATTGCACAAAATGGGTTTAAGTTAAAGTCAATTGATATAATTAATGGTAAGTGTACATTATACTTTAAAGGCAATGGTGCAACGTGCTTTTGCTCGTTGAAATCATCTAAAAATGGATTGTCAACGGGAACATCAACATTCCAATCACCTTCAACAAACTGCTGGTATTTATGCGGCGGCATATTTTTAAGTGATTCCAAATAGTCCTCAGTTACATAAGGATTGTCAGTAATCTTTGAAGGAATGTAAAGCCATTTATTAGGAAGCGTTCCATTAATATATTTATCGTAAACTTCCTTTTTAACCCAATTCTTTGATGGGTTGCATGTTGCCATAATTATTGGCTTTGGCCGTGGATTCGATTCCCATCTACCAATCCTACCAAATGAAATTTGTAAAGTATCAAGATTGCATTCGTTTATTTCCTCAAACAAGAATCCAGAAACCTCTAAACCTTTCAACCAATTCAGTTCTTTATCGTTGTTGTAATTTTCACCCTTAAAAAGTATTTCACTGCCATTTGTATGAACATAATGAAACGGGCTTTCAAATAATCGCCCTGGCGGATTCAACTTTCTAAATGATGGAATTGTGGTTGATCTAATCTTTTCCATATCTTCCCTCACAACGCACCATCTTGATTTAGGAAATAACTTACACATTATAAGCAGTGCAGTTAGTCCCCAAAAAGTCTTACCACCACCCATTGCCCCACCAAATAAAATAAAGGTGTATTTTTCTGAAGCAATAGCATCCATCGCTTCACACTGCTTTGGTGAAAGAGTTATGAAATTGGTATTTGCTTGTCTCCCCAATTTATTACTTGGTTAATTTTTTCGCCTCCACTTGTTACATCGGACTGCTCTTTTAGTCCTAAATCGCGAGCGATAATATTTGGATTTAAAAAGCCAGCAGCGGCTCCAGAAAATTTTTGGTCGTAGATGATTTTGCCAATACGTGCTATGACTTGGGAAAATTCTTTGTAATCAGGGTTTGTTTTATACTCTCTTAAACTTTCAACTCCTAGAAATAATTCAAGACCATCCCAAGTAAAAGGTCGCATCTTTGGAATATAAACTTCTTTAGCATCTTTACCTCTAAAATCAACTTCAATAAATGGATTATCAATGCACCATTGAAAGTATTTTAAAGATTCTTCCAATAATATTTCTGGAGAAGAGAAAATCTTATCTCTTCCATGCTTTGACCTATTCTTCCAAAATTCATTTCCTTTAGGTGCTGACATACCGCAAATTTACATAAAAAAATAATGCGCAGAACCAATCACGAAACTGCGCATTTAATTTAAACCTCAACTATGAGGCAAAGATAATAATAAAAAACAATAAGATGCAATAGTTACCATACAAAACAACAATTAAGACTGCGACAAAGCAATCAATCTACTATGAAGCATTTCAATCGTGGAACCCGTTTCACAATTCTTAATTGTATGAATATGCGGTTTAACATTTGTTGCCACAATTTCAAAATTCTTTCCACCGTGCGAAAAATAAGCTGATTCTATACCCAACATACTTATTTGCTCAGATAATGGTTTGTAGGGCTTGGTTGGTAGTTTGTGGGGGCGTTGATTAGTTGCTGCCATTTGATATTAAATTATTAATAATATATTGAAAAGTAGCGAAATCACGCACGATGTTGACTTTTGCACCTTGATACTCAATTTTTGCTAACCACAATTCCTGTGCTGGCGATAGCCTACCAATTTCTGTTTTAAGTTCAAATAGGTGTAGGTTGCCATTATAATAAAAATGCAAATCAGCAACCCCTGCAACAACTCCCATTGCTTTAAGTTTATTTGCCTCATGTGCGTTTCTATTCCCACCGTTCGGAACGTGCCACAATAACCCTCGCAAATCAGGATAAGTATTATGAAACCATTGGAAGCAATCGGATTGTAATCGGTCTTCGGATAAGTTCATGGGCAAATATAACAATATTATTTAATTGAAAACAAATAATAATAGTTTTTAATTTTTTGTCAGATAGGACAGATGTATTTTCATCTGTCAAAAGCTATCTTCTTAGAGCATCAACGTTTTTAGCCGATTTTTTGACAGATGACAGATAATTTGCATTTTGACTCTGTTATATAGAAATAACATTGTAAAAATAGGGCTATAAATAAATATATTTTTCTATATACTTTTTTATAAAAAAATCTGTCATCTGTCAAAAGTACTACTATATCCTTACTTATAGTAGGCGTTCAGCTTTTGACAGATTTTTTTTATCTGTCAAATCTGCCAAGATGTAATATTGTTTACTAATTTAGATATAAAGCACGTTTAAGTAAAGATTGATGGCAATTTTTAAAAATTCAAATTGTTTGTACGTACAAACATTGTAAAAATAAAAAACCCGCAAAAGTATGCAGGTTTGTTTTAATGGTCGGGTTTTTAATATTAAAATGGCAAATCTTCGCTTAAGTCTGGAAAATGTTTCGGCTCAATTCCAACTAATAATTGAGATGTTGTTTGAGATGTTGAAAGCGGTACGCAATAATAAACGCGGCGACCTTTTTCGTCCCTATCCTGATTGTAGCCTAATGATGTCAATTCGCGCCCAACTGCAATGCTGGTTAAACGCAATTTTGTTTCAGCCTCAATATACACAACAATATCTGTTGCGGTAAGTGGAGTGCCTCTTTGCTCGGTTGTTGGGGAAAAATACTTTTGAATAAGCTCCCTTGCTGAAGATGGCGCTGCATATTTATAGTCGTACTTATTTAAATATGCAATATCGTCTTTTGTAAGTCTAAAATTGTATCCTGATTTATACAAATGGTAACACTCCATAAGTAGCGCAGTTTTATCAACGCTATTGTACACTTCCCAATCATAACTTTGAAAATCAATAATAAGGTAACGCCTGTTTCCAGTTAAATCAGTTAAAATATCCTTCTCGTTTGTATTGCCGCACATCATGGCAAGTCTTTGAACCGTAACGTTACCTTTTCCGTAAGGCTTGCGCACATCAAAACGGGCTTTATCAAGTAATGCCTTTTGGTGCAAATCGTCTTTCTTTGATTTACCGCCACATTCATCGTCAATAATTATTAACTTTTGGCACATCAAAAGATAAAAATCAACATCTTTCATTCCAGGGGAAACTTCACCAATATAATTTTTAAGCGGTTCTGGAAGTATATTACGTTCAAACCAAGTCTTACCAGCATTTTGTGGACCTTGAAAAATTAACATCAGGGGTGAATGTTGCCCGTGTATTGTTGCAATAATTGAAATGAGCCATTTAGTTAGGAAATACTCAGCGTATGTTGGGTCTTGTGTTTGGATAGATGCGCAAACTTTTGAAATATTGCCAGTCGTTGTGTAGTGCTTGTTTTGCTCAATAAAATCTAAAAGAGGATTATAATTAGATACAAACCTTGAATGTATTAATTTATTAAAAATATTATCTTTTGCTTTTGGCATTACTTTGACCGACTCTAAGTACATTGTATTAATATCTTCTTCAAGTAAAGGCTCACCATTATTTTCAATTAGCATTGAAATTTCATTGCGCTTTAGATTGTAATTTGAACGCAAGTACATTTCCATTTGAGAAACCTCATCCAATTGATCCGATGGCGTAGAGCTCGACTTATTAATCGCTTCAATCTTTTCGGGTGCAATATCAATATCTTCAAACTTTTTGAGGTTGGTTGCGATTTGTGATGGAGAAAGGGCGGCGGCTTTACCTTGCTTCGCAGCTTGAATAATTTTTCTTGTGCGGGGCGAGTGTATTTCAATCCCCGCCGACTTAGCGTAATAGTAAAATGTTGCAATTGTAACAATGTTTGAAGCGCGGTGGCGAATCA